GTATATCTATTGGAATTTTTGCAACTATAAAACTTGTAGATGAAGTTATAAGAATTATTGGACGATTAGCACAAAGAGTACAAAATTTTGTAAAAGGAGTTATTGATAGTATTCCAAAATGGATGCTTAACATGTTGGGTGGTGCTGGTGGTGCATTTAAAGATTTAGGCAGTAATTTTTTAGAACAACAAAAGAAAAATTTTACATCTTTATTTGGTGAAGATTTTACTGCAGGTTTTACTGAAAGATTTAAGCAGAATTTTGAAGAGATACAAACTTTATTTAGTACAGATACAAATGCACCAGAAACTTATTTTAGAAAAATAGATGAAAGTGCTAAAAATGCTGGTGAGACTATTAATACTAGCTTTGGTCAGACAATGAGAGATAAATTAAAATCTTTTAACGATGGATTAAAAACAGTACAGGAATCAATGTCTGATGTTGTAATAAAAGGAATAAAAGGAATGGAAGATGCACTTGTAGATTTTGTAACTACAGGAAAATTAAGTTTTAAAGATTTAGCAAATTCAATAATAAAAGATATGGCACGTATGGCTATACAGCAAAGTTTTACAAAACCATTTGGTAATTTTTTAGGTGGATTATTTAAAAGTAAAAATGCAGATGGTAATGCTTTTGTTGATGGAAAAGTAAAAAAATATGCTTATGGAGGCATTGTAAATAAACCAACTATATTTCCTATGAAAAATGGTATGGGTTTAATGGGTGAGGCAGGTGCAGAGGCTATTTTGCCCTTACGCAGAGGTGCAAATGGAAAATTAGGTGTACAATCAACTGCTGGTAGTGTTTCTAATGTTGTTGTTAATGTTGATGCATCAGGTTCTAACGTAGAGGGAGATGAAGCAAGTGGAAGGGAATTAGGAATGCTTATATCAACTGCAGTACAAAGTGAAATTACAAAACAAAAAAGACCAGGCGGTCTATTATCTGCAGCTTAATTATGGCAACCTTTCCTTCAACCCCAGAACCTTCTTATCCAGCATCAGAAGCTAGTAATCCTAATGTACGTGTAACACAGTTTGGTGATGGTTACCAACAAAGGACAACTTTTGGTTTAAATCAAAACCCAAAAAAATGGACATTTAACTGGAAAAATATTACTCAAGCGGAATCAAATACTTTAAAAGCTTTTTTAGATGCAAGAGGTGGTGTAGAAAGTTTTGATTACACTCCTCCTGGTGCATCAAGTGCAAGAAAATATATTTGTAAACAATGGCAGGAAACATTGAATGTTCCAAATAGAGCAACTCTTAATGCAACATTTACTGAGGTATTTGAACCATAATGCCAATACCAGTTTCAGATTTACAAGATATAAATCCTACTGCAATTATTGAGTTGTTTACTATTCAATTAAATAATGCAATGCATGGTTCTAATACGTTATATCGTTTCCATAATGGTGTTAATTTAAATGCTAATGGAGAAGTTGTTTGGGCTGGTAATTCATACTTAAGATTTCCTATTCAATGTTCAGGATTTGAATTTGGATCTACAGGTACTTTACCTAGACCACAAATTTCAATAAGTAATATCTTTGGAACAATTACTGCGATAATGCAAGACGTTAATAAAACAACTGTAGGAAATGATTTAAACGGAGCAAAATTAACAAGAATTAGAACCTTAGCAAAGTATTTAGATGCTGCAAATTTTACAGGAGGTACAAACCCTTTTGGCACACCTGATCCAACTGCAGAATTTCCGCAGGAAATCTATTTTTTAGATCGTAAAGTTACTGAGACAAGAGATATAGTTACATGGGAAGCTCAATCTGCACTTGACTTAATAAATGTAAAGTTACCTCAGAGGATTGCAACTAAAGATATTTTTCCTGGTATCGGAACATTTTTAGGATTTTAAAATGATTTGGAAAAATATTGCACTCAAACACGCTAAAGAAAATGCACCAAATGAAATATGTGGTTTATTAACTATATATAAAGGTAAAGAGAAATATAATCCCTGTAGAAATCTTGCAGAAGATCCAGAAGATCAGTTTATTTTAGATCCTGATGATTGGATGAAAGCTGAAGATGAAGGTGAAGTTATAGCAGTTATTCATAGCCATCCAAATCATCCACCATATCCAAGTGAAGCTGATCTAGCCAGTTGTGAGTATTTAGATTTACCTTTTTATATTGTTACTCCAGAAACAAAACAATGGCATTACTTTAAACCTTCTGGTTATAAAAAAGGATTAATTGGTAGACAATGGGTTTGGGGAGTACAGGATTGTTGGAGTTTAGTTGAAGAATGGTATAAAGAAAATAAAAATATACAAATAGAGCATTGGCCTAGACCAAAAAGTCCTAAAGAATTTAGTAAAAATCCATTATTTGAATATGCATTACCTAAATTAGGTTTTATTGAAATAGAAAACACAGTAGATCTACAAGAGGGTGATGTTTTGCTAATGGACACAACAAATACAGGTAAATTAGATCATGTAGCTTTGTATTTAGGAAATCAAACTATTTTTCAACATTGTTTAAAAAGACTTAGCTGCAGAGAACTATATAATCAAGATTATATAGACTGTACTAAGAAGAGGTATCGCTATGCTAAGTAAAATAAAAGTTTATGGTAGGTTAGCTCGATTCTTAGGAGAGCATACATTTGAAGCAGAAATATCATCACCAGTAGAAGTTTTTAAATTTTTATTAGCAAACTTTCCTAATTTAGAATCTCATATGATGGAGCAGTATTATTGTGTAAAAGTTGGAGATTATGAGATTAGTGAGACTGAATTAGATATACCTTCAGGAAGTCAGGAGATAAGAATTGTGCCTGTAATCATGGGAGCAAAAAAAGGCATAGGAAGGTTTTTGTTAGGAGCAGTTCTTATTGGAGCAGCCGTTTTTCTTCCAGGAGCAGCCCCTGCATTGGGTATGACAGGTTTTACTGCTGGAACAGCAGGAGCTAGTTTGTTAGCTGTTACTACTGCAAATATTGGTTTATATTTGGCATTATCAGGTGCAGCACAAATGTTAACTCCTACAGAAGATGTTGGTGCGGATTCTGACGATCCATCTAGCTTTACATTTAATGGAGTACAAAATACGATAAGGGCTGGTGTTCCTATTCCTGTTGTCTACGGAGAAATATTTACTGGATCGTTAGTGGTATCAGGCGGTATTGATACAGATGACTACTCAGGGTAATTATGTTTAGAATACCTGAAATACATTTTGGAACAGGAAGAAAAGAGATTCGTCTTGGAAGTCTTTTTGGTTTTCTTGGTGGTGGCGGTGGTGGCACAGCAGTTATAAATTTAGCTGCTCTACAAAGTAGGCAAGCTATAAACCTTATTGAGGTTATAAGTGAGGGAGAAATTGAAGGTTTTCCGTCAGCCGCAGGGTTAACAAAAGGAACTGATGCTTATTCTAAGGCAGCTTTAAAAGATATATTTTTAGATAAAACACCAATTATAAAACCAAGTGCAAATCCTAATAATATACAAACTTCTGATTTTAATTTTCAAAGAATAAAATTTGAACCTCGATTTGGAACATCTAATCAAACCTACATAAAGGCTATTAGTGAAATTGAAAATGAAGTAGGTGTAGGAGTAAAAGTAACCAATGCATTACCAGTAACAAGAACTGTCACTAATTCCGATATTGATGCTATTAGAGTTACGATTCGTTTTGATGCTCTCGTCAATATTAATGAAAAAGATGGAAAAAATTTAGGTGCTCACGTTGATGTATTTATAGAAATTACTGAAAATAATGGAACTGTCTCTCGTTTTGACAAAAATCAAGGAGGAAAAACAACAATTCAACCTGGTGGTCTTTTTGGTTTGATTCCTACTCAGGTGTCAGAATTTACAGACAAACTGCTGATAGTACAAGTGAAAGGAAAACAGATACATTTTCATGGACATCTTTGACAACAATAATAGATGAACGAAGAGCTTACCCAGATATAGCCCATCTTTATTTACGTCTTGATGCGGAACAATTTTCTAGTGTTCCTCAAAGAATGTATAGGATACGTGGAGTAAAGATAAAAATTCCACATAATGCAACAGTAGATCAGACAAATGGAAGATTAATTTATAGTGGCACATTTAATGGAACGCTTACTACGACAACTCATTGGTGTTCAGATCCATCTTGGATTTTATTTAATTTATTAACAGAATCTCGTTTTGGTTTAGGAGATCATATTACTGAATCACAACTTGATAAATATGCTTTTTATAGTGCTTCTGTTTATTCTTCTGAATTAGTTGATGATGGTCAGGGAGGTAAAGAACCTAGATTTAGCTGTAATGTAGTTCTTCAAAAAAGAGGAGATGCCCTAAAAACGGTAATGGCTCTTAGTTCTGTAATGAGAGGCATGACATTTTGGAGTGCAGGATCTCTTACCCTTACTCAAGATAGACCTACAGATCCTAGTTATCTTTTTAACCTGTCAAATGTAACTGCTGAAGGATTTATTTATTCTGGAACAAGTTTAAAAACAAGATCTACCGTTGTATCCGTGTCTTACTTTGACATGGAAAATCAAGAATTAAATTTTGAGACTGTTGAAAATACTACTGCTAAAAATAAATATGGAATTATTCATAAGAAAATTTCTGGATTTGCTTGTACATCAAGAAATCAAGCTAGAAGATTAGCAAGATTTGTCCTTTTTGAGGAACAAAATTCTACTGAAACTATTAGTTTTGCAACAGGATTAGCAGAAGGGGTGATAGTTAGACCAGGGCAAGTTATTGAGGTAAGTGATCCAGTAAGGGCAGGTTTAAGAAGAGGAGGGAGAATTAGTGCAGCCACAACAAATACAATAACGGTAGATAACACTTCTGATACTGATTTAGACGCTACAAATAGCCCAACAATCAGCGTGATAATGCCTGATGGAACGGTAAGCACCAAGAATGTGGCTTCAATAAGTGGGGCAGTAATAACACTTGCTAGTGGTGAGAATTTTCAAATGAAAAATTCAAGTGGCAATCTAGTTAACACAGCCCCAAATGTTAATAGTGTTTGGATTTTACAGAATACAACTTTACAAACTTCACAATGGAGAGTTGTGGGAATTACTGAAGATAAAGATAATTATGCAGTAACTGCTACAGCATATAATTCAGGAAAATATGCGTTTATTGAAGATGGTTCTGCATTACCTGTTCGTAACATAACAGTCCTAAATGAATTAGTTAATCCTCCTGGAGCAGCAAATGTTGTAGAAGAGTTTTTTATAGATGGTACTACTGCAAGAACAAGATTAAATATAGATTTCAACCCTGTTCCGAGGGCTGTAGAGTATGAGCTTAATTACAGATTAGATAATGGTAATTTTAAAACTCTTAGATCAAGAAGTACTGAATTTCAAATTTTAGATTCACTTCAAGGTAAATATGAATTTCAATTATCTAGTATAAATTCTTCACTTGACCCTTCTGCACAACCAACAACTTTTTCCTTTAATGCTGTTGGTAAGAGTGCTGTTCCTAAAGATGTAACTGGTTTAACAATAGAACCTATTAGCAGTAAAACAGTTCGATTACGCTGGAATTTATCTACAGATATAGACGTAACTCATGGTGGTCGTGTTTATGTTAGACATTCCACCAAAACAGATGGAACAGGAACATTTTCAAATGCTACAGATTTAATTCAAGCACTCCCAGGAAATTCTACATTTGCGGATGTTCCATATTTAGAAGGCGAGTATATTCTTAAATTTCAAGATGATGGCGGTAGATTTAGTGCTGGAGAAACAAGTGTAATTATAGATTTACCTGATAATCTTGCACCTTTAATAGCTTTAACAAGAAGAGAGGATTTAGACAATCCTAAGTTTCAGGGTGTAAAAACTAATGTAGCTTTTGATGCTGTAACAAATTCTTTAAACTTAACTGGTACAGGTCAGTTTGATGCAATAACTGATTTAGATGCAGTAGCTTCTTTAGATGATGTTGGTGGTATTGCTCCATTAGGAACATATGAGTTTGGAGGTTCACCAGGTGCTAATTTTTTAGATTTAGGTGGAGTATTTAGTTTAGATTTAAAACGTCATTTTTTAACGGAAGCATTTTTTCTCTCAGATTTATTTGATTCAATTTCGGATATAGATGCAAGAGTAGATTTTGATGGACTAAAAGCAACTAAAGTAAATGCTGAAATGCAAGTTGCAGTAACTCAAGATGACCCTACTTCTGGATCGCCTACATATACAGCATTTCAAACATTTGCTAATGGAACATATAAAGGTAGAGGTTTTAAATTTAAAGTGAATTTAACCAGTAATGATCCAGATCAGGATATAAATGTTTCCCAATTAGGTTATACAGCATCATTACAAAGAAGAACTGAACAAAGTACAACAGCTATAGCATCTGGTTCTGGAGCTAAAAATATAAGTTTTGGACATAATTTTTTTACAGGAACAGCAGGTCTTGGAGGAGTGAATAGTAATTTACCATCAATAGCTGTACAACCTGTAGGAAGCTTCGCTTCAGGTGAATATTATGAGGTTACAAATATTTCATCTAGTGGATTTACAGTACATTTTAAAGACAGTAGTAATAATTCTATAAACAGAAATTTTAATTACATTGCAACAGGTTTTGGCAAATCAAACTGATCTGATATACAATATGCCTAAGTAGAAGTATTGTATTTAATGACGAGGGTCAATAGCACAACTAAAGAAACAAATAATAATTTTAATGCTGCTAACGGAACTGGTGCTGCAGTCCGTGCAGCTATAAATAATATTTTCGATGCTTTAAGAACAATAAATGCTGCGAGTGGAGATCCTTCTGGAGCGGGGAATGTTGTTCAATATCAGCCTCATATTGATGCAGCAACAAATAAATTAAAAATATGTACTGCTGTGAGTTCTGGTACTGGCACATTTACAGAGATTGGAGATATTACACAACAAAATTTAGGTTTAGCTTCAAAATCTGCAGCTAATACTTTTACTTCAACAAATATATTTCAAGAAGATGTAACTTTTGATGGGGCTACTGCTGGAAGGGATGTTGTTTTTGATAGATCAGATAATGCTTTAGAGTTTGCTGATAATGCAAAGGCTAAATTTGGAACTGGTGATGATCTTCAAATTTATCACGATGGAAGTAACTCATATATTTTTGAAAATGGTACTGGCGATTTAAAAATAGAAACAAATGGTTCAACGATACAACTAGGTAAATCAAATGGCGAGGTTTGTGCAAAATTTATTATTGATGGTTCAGTTGAACTCTATGAAGATAATGTAAAGAAATTTGAAACAGCTAGTGGAGGTGTGAGTCTTACAGGAGGAGCAGCAGCTAATATTACAGCCCTTTCTGATGGATCAACCATAACAATAGACATGGCTACAGCCTGTCATCATTCAGTAACGCTAGGAGGCAACAGAACCTTTGCAGCACCTTCAAATCAAGTCGTAGGTCAGGCTGGTTCGATATTTATTACACAGGATGGCACAGGGTCTAGGACAGCTTCATTCAATAGTGCTTTTAAATTTGCAGGAGGAACAGCACCAACATTATCCACAGCAGCAGGGGCAGTTGATCGAATTGACTATATTATTTTATCCAGTAACGCAATTCATTGTGCAGTTTCATTGGACGTTAAATAATGTCCTTTTATGACGCTATAAGAGTTGGAGCTTCTGGGGCTGCTGATAGTGCTTACACAGTAGACCGTAGTTTAAGATTTAATGATGATGATAGTGCGTACTTAAACAGGACACCAAGTAGTACATCAAATAGGAGAACTTTTACAATTTCTTGGTGGTTTAAGATAGGAAATTTAGGAACTGTTAGAGCTTTTTTTGGTGCTTATGATAATTCAACAAGTAGTAATGATTCATATTATTTTGGCATGTTACTAGGAAGTGATAACAAATTATTTTTCAATGCATGGAATACTACATGGCGAAAGACAAATAGAGTTTTTCGAGATCCAAATGCTTGGTATCATTGTGTTCTTGCTGTTGACACAACTCAATCAACTGGTGCTAACAGGGTTAAAATTTATATAAATGGTGTTGAAGAAACAAGTTTTGGAACCAGTAATAATCCATCACAAAATTTCGATTTAGGTTGGAATTTCAGTTCACAAATGCAAACTATTGGAAGAATAAATTATCTTAGCGGATCTGGTCCATACCCTTTTGATGGATATATAGCGGAATTTAATAGTATTGATGGATTTCAATATGATCCCTCATATTTTGGAGAAACAGATCCAATAACAGGTCAATGGAATCCTAAAAAATATACAGGAAGTTACGGAACAAATGGATTTTATTTGAATTTTTCAGACAATTCTGGAACGACTGCAACAACACTCGGCAAAGATTCAAGCGGTAACGGCCACAACTTCACACCAAATAATTTTTCTGTAGCTGCTGGTGCTGGTAATGATTCGGTAGAAGATACACCAACTAATAATTTTGCAACAATGAATCCATTAGCTAATGAATTTCCAGCATCAACGTTTAGTGAAGGCAATTTATCTGTAGCAATGGCTAGTTCAAAAAGAACTTTTAATACAAGCACTTTTGGTGTAAAAACTGGTAAATGGTATTTCGAAATGAAACCAACCGCCACAGGTAGTGGAAGTGATAATTGTGTAGTAGGCATAGTTTCACGTTCTGATTCAACTGGTACTGATGATCAATTAGGTGCATCAACATCTGTTGTATTTAGAAACAATGGAAATATTAAAAAAGATGGTTCAAATGCTACGCATGGAGCTTCGTGGACTACCAGTAATATTGTAATGGTAGCTATAGATGCAGATAATAATAATGTTTATTTTGGAGTTGATGGGCAGTGGGCTGACGGAAGTGGTAATAATGATGAAGCTAATCCCACATCTGCTGTTTCTTTTACCAGCACAATGATAAGTGATGGGGTGATATTTGCTGCTTTTGGAGATTTAAGTCTTAACGACCCAAACCCCTCAGGTTCATTTAATTTTGGACAACAAGCATTTAGTTATACACCACCAACAGGATATAAAAAAATAAATTCAGCAAACTTACCCGACCCAACAATACTGCTTCCTAATGAACATTTTGATACTTTGCTCTGGACTGGAAACGGTAGTACTTCTGATAGATCAATAACAGGTTTAAATTTTCAACCTGATTGGGCTTGGACAAAAACAAGAAGTTTTGGTTATCATCATGCTTTATTTGATTCTGTTAGAGGAGTAATTAATAGATTAAATTCAGATCAAAATTTTATTGAGAACCATACAGGTGGAGGTTATTTAGCTAGTTTTGACGCTCCCTCATCTGGCAGTAACGATGGTGGTATTACATGGGATTATGGCACAGGAAACGAATGGTGGAATGAAAATCCAAGAACTTACCTTTCATGGAACTGGAACGCTGGCGATACAGATGGCAAAACCTACACAGTAAAAGTTGTTTCTGATTCTGGTAATAAGTACAGATTTGATGACTTTGGAACTTCTGCTGTAACTCTTGATCTTGCAGAAGGTGGTACTTATATCTTTAACATGGATGATTCATCTAACGCATCCCATCCATTTAGTATAGGAACAGCAGCCAACGGAACTGTTTATACTTCTGGTATTACTTATTTCCTAGACGGAGTATCAAAAACTTATAGTGAATACACATCTGGATTTGCAGCAGCTACTACAAGAAGATTACACATAACAGTACCAGCATCTGCACCAGTGCTGTACTATTGGTGCTCAGTGCACAGTGGGATGGGAGGGCAGATAAATACAAACTCAACTCTTGGATCAAGTAATTTTGATGGAGCGATTCAATCAACTGCAAAAGTAAATGCAAGTGCAGGGTTTTCTATTGTTAGTTATACAGGTAGTGGATCTACAACAACTGCTGGACATGGACTTGGTGTTGCACCTGTTATATCTATAAGAAAAGCCCGAAATGCTACGGCAGATTGGTTTGTTCACCATACTCTTGTTGATGGTTCAATGGATTTCTTAAGATTAAATACAACTGCTTCTAATAGCAATAGCAGTTTATCTGCTTTTACGTCAACAGTATTTCCAGTGGACGATAATACTAATCAATATATAATTTACTGTTTTAGCGAAGTAGCAGGGTATAGCAAGTTTGGGTCATATACAGGCAACGGATCAAGTGACGGCACGTTTGTTTTTACAGGTTTCAGACCAGCTGTAATTATTTTAAAAAATACCAGTACTGCGGAAGACTGGGTTATAAGAGACATAAAACATAGTGGTTATACAACTATGAATGGTAATCCCGTTAATATTGGACTAAGACCAAATACAAGTGCTGGATATAGTGGTGGAAGTAATTTAGGGATGGATTTTTTAAGTAATGGTTTTAAATTGAGAGGTGCAGATAATGATGTAAATAAAAGCGGAGACACATACATTTATTTAGCATTTGCGGAATCACCATTTAAAAATGCTCGTGCTAGATAAACGGGCATATACTAAAATAAAACTATGGCATTTAAATTAGACGGAAATCCATTAGCAGTTGATGAGGCATTTAGTCACAACGATATAAATTACCCTGCTAACTGGCTTAGATTAACAACTAAAACAGAAAAAGAAGCTATTGGCATAACAGAAGTAGCAGATGCACCAACTTATGACTCACGTTTTTATTGGGGTGATGGAACTGCTAAAGCATTAGATGATGTAGATGCAAAAGATGAAGATGGTAATTTATTAAAAAATGAAGATGGTAGTCAGATGATCATACAAGGCGTTAAATCAATATTAAAAGCACAGGAAAAAGAAACTGCTGGTTCTTTGTTGAATAAATATGATTGGTATGTTGTAAGAAAAGCTGAAAAAGATACTGCGATCCCCTCAGCAATCTCAACATTCAGGGATGGAGTGCGGACAGCTTGTGACACTCGTGAAAAAGAAATTGATGCCTGTTCAGATACAGCAGCTTTAGTAACTTTATATAGTTCAAAAGAAGATGGAACACCAAATATGACACAATATCCAGAAGATCCTAGCCTTTAGATTCGATTATCTGACGTTGCATTACTCCTGTAATAATATATAAAGGTGCAATAGTAGGAATAATAATCAACAAAGAAACTGTCATGGTATGACAAAAAGCTTTTATTATGGCTTCTTTCATGGCTTTATAGTTACTATGTACTCATAGTGCCATAAATCTAATGCGTAAGACTAT